CGGGGTGTAGGGGTAGACGGTGAGATCGTCGCCGTCATAGCTGCCCGCGCCGGTGAATAACGTCCCGCCGCTCTGCAGGTTGATGGACATCCCCAGCAGGTGACGGCTGCACGGCTTAGCGTCGCTTATCAGCCGCTCCAGTTCCGTGTAGGTTTCTTCTGTAATGCCCTGGTCCTGCACGCCGATGTCCAGGCGGAACGTGCCGGGCGCTTCGCCGTTGTTCCACCACTCAATCACCCGGATCAGGAAGCCGAACGGCTCCACCACGCGGCGGATGGCGCTGATGGTGCCCTTGTGCTGATGGATGTAAAATGCATCGCTGACCACCTGCCGCTTGATGCTCTCCGCCCAGCTTTCGTCCCAGCGGTCCACTGAAAACGCCCAGGCCAGATAAGGCAGAAAGCCCACCGGGCAGGTGGCCGGATTCCACAGCTCGCGCAGCGGCACGTTCAGCCCGGAAATGCCGCTGCAGGCTTCTGCAAGGCGGCGCTCCAGCGCAGACGAACCGGGCGGCATCAGGCTGCTGTTGCTCATGTCACCCCCTGATCGCCCGCCACGGAAATGTCCGTGCCGGTGCAGTAGCCCGCCTGCGTGCGGTCCATGATGATGTCCTGCGCCGGTTCGGTGATTTCCACCCAGTCCACACCGGCTACGCGCATCACCGCCCCGTAGGACTCACGCCGCACGCTGCGCCCCAGCTTTTTCTGCTCGGTCAGGTAAGCGGCCAGCTTCGCATTTGCCGCCTCAAGGCAGGGACCGGCGGCCACGCCGTCGAACAGGTGCAGCCTGGCCTTCACGCTGTAGCTGCGGATCGTTGCTCCCTGAACCGTCACGCGGTCAGCCACCGGGCGCACGCTGTCTGCGTTCAGCGCGGTGTTCACTGTGGTCAGCAAATCCGCTGCCGCCGTGCCGTCGCCCTCGCGGCTCAGGACGGTGATCAGCACCGTAGCTGGTGACGGGCTGATGGCGGACACGTCCTGTACCCGGCCATCGGCGCTTTTCGCGTGAAACTCATACGCGCCCGTCGGTCCGGCTACGCTTAGCCCCTCAAACGCTTCCGGCACGCGCACGCGCAGCGCGTCGTCCGATTCCATTACCGCATCCACCGGCGGCACCGCTTCCGGGTTCGCAGGGGTCACGGTCAGGCGCTGCACGTTGTTGCGGGCGGCCATCTGGTCCAGATCGCTGCCGATGGCGTAAGCCACCATTACCGCTTGTGCCGCCTCGTTAATGCGCTGTCGCAGCAGAATTTCCCGGTAGACGTTCTCCTGCAGGCTTTTAACAACCGGCTCAGACTCAAGCGCCAGCACGCGGCGCATGGCGGCCTGTTCATTCGCCGGATAAAGCGCAATCAGCGCCTCTTTGCGCTCAGCCAGCAGCGATTCAAAGTCCGGCACCTCGATAATCTGCGGCGCGGGCAACTGGGAAAGATCAATTACTGCCACTGTTCACCCCCGTTGAAACCTTCAGAGATAGCGGTGAACCGTCGGTGCGCTGGCCGCTCAGATCAACCTGCATAGAGCCATCCTGGTTGCGCGTGATGTTTACCGAGGCCAGCCGGATGCGTGGCTCCCAGCGGCTCAGTGCGGTATAGGTGGCGGCCATTACCTGCAGTTCGGTGGCATCGTTCTGCGGCTGGTCAATCAGCACCGACAGCAGCGAACCGTAACCACGCCGGGCAATGCGGCTGCCTTCCGGGGTGATCAGGATGTCGCGCACGCTCTGCCGGATGTGTTCGATGTCGGTAATGGCTTCGCCGGTGTCGCGGTTCATGCCGAGATACATCATTGCGGGCCTCCTGACGTGTCGCCGCCGGATTTTACGCCACCATGTTTATGAGAATGCACCACGACGCCATTTGAACTCATTGCGCCGCCGGACTGAGTGACGGCCCCGTTAATTTTCATTGCGGCGTTAATCACGGCTTCATCGGCATTCAGCGCAAATTTCTTTGTGTTCAGCTCCATGTTTTCAGCCCCTTCAACCAGCACGTTTTTCACTCCCCTGATCAGCCAGAGGTTCCGGGCCGGGTCATACTGGAAAAAACCGCCGTCGCTGTATTCCGTTGTGTCACCGTCTTCTGAATAGTCGGGCGGCGGGAAGGCTTCGGAATAAATGGCGGGTAGCGCAAAGGCGGTTTCAAGATTGCCGCCCAGGCTCAGCAGCACAACCTGTTCCCCGACGGTGGGCTGCCACCATGTGCGTGTGCTGCCGGCGCGCAGGGTAAGCCAGTTAATCCAGTTGGTTTCGAGATCGCCCGTTTTCACCCGGCACAGCCAGTTCACCGGATCCACTTCGGACACGGTGCCGGTGCGGATCAGGTTGGTTATAAGGCGCATAATTTCGGTGAGTTTTTCGTTCATGATTTGAGAGTGCATCATTACTTAGCCGGTAGAAACGAATCTCGCTTGTATGGTGTTTCATACAATGAGTTGTGATAGTCTGATTTAAAAATCAAAAACTAAGCGCCTGCAGGTGACGGCTATGATTCTGTATAAATATACCGATATTAAAACTGCTAATTTAATTTTAAAAAATGCAACTTTAAAATTTTCTAGAGCAGCATCATTGAACGACCCTTTTGAGCTTTCTGGGATGCACTATCAAAAAAACGCCACATGGTCTAATGATAATGATAGATATCAATCAGTCGCTCTTTTTTACGGCATACTATCTTTGACACGAAACCCTCTGAACCCTCTTATGTGGGCGCATTACGCCAAGGGTAAAAAAGCGCCCAATAACGATATTTTGTGTTTAGATTATGATAATAACTCTCATGCTGGGTTGGTTTTTGGTATAGACGTTGAGCAAGCCCAGCTTAACTCTCTTGATTTAAACTATTTACCCGCAAAATATGGAAGTGTAATTTATACCTCCACGAAGCCTATCAATCCTTTCGAAAATTCGGATAACTGGAATGCCCTCCAGATAGATTTTAAATTTAATCCTGATTACCTAGAGGCTTTGCAAAGGATATTTTTATATAAATCCTCTCATTGGTCTTACGAAGAAGAGGTAAGAATTGTAAGAAATATGCTTTATGCTGAAAATGGAGAAATTGTTAGTTTTGATAGATCATCTTTTAAAGAGGTTTACATAGGAATTCGCAACGCCAAAGACAAGAAATATCTGAATTCAATGCGTAGAAAAATAAAGAGGCATCTCCCTGAGTGCAAGATTTATGTATGTGACTATGACCCTACAGAGTGGACTTTAAAGAAAATAACGATCGAGCAAGCTTTAGAACGAAGCAATTGAATATTATTCTAATCACTAAGAAATTTGATGATTTTATTCCTTACAATGGCTTCAGTTTCTTCATGTATGCCCAGCAGCTTACGTTCAGCATATTTCACTATCGGTCCGCGACGGCTTACCCGGTCCCGCAGTCCATAGTGATGAACGCGGGCCAGCTTCTGCACCCCCGGCACAAAGGCAACCTCAGCGGCGTCCGCGCCTGCCTGCGCCTTCAGATACTTTGCCGTTTTCAGCTTGGCGAACATGCCGCGACGGATGCGTCCCTTTTTGCTGCGTGCACTGACGCGGCGCGGCTCCCATGCGGTGCCGTCCGGGGAAAGCTGCGCGGTGATGTTTGCCTGCTGAATGCGGCGCACATCGCGCGCCACCTCGCGCAGCATTTTTTTCCGGGCGGCAGGCTCCAGCTGTGACAGCAGCGCCGCCAGCCAGGCATCCACTTCATGCAGTTCAGCCACATTTCACCGTCCAGACTTCCTCCGGCGCGTCCGGCTCCGGCACCGCCTCAATGTGTGCCTTCCCGTCCTCAACCGTCGCTACCACGCGCTCGGTCAGCTTCAGGTCCATACTGATGTCGCAGCGGTCATTGCCCAGAATATCGACCTCAAACGAAAACAGCCTTTCGCGCGCCTCACTGTTCTGCAGCGCGTCGGGCTGATTTTCCCGCAGCCACAAAAGCACCGGGGCCATCAGCAGGTTCTGGTCGCCGGTGAAGTCGGTGATCACCACGTTCAGCGTGTAGTGATACTCCCACGACAGCGACGCGGCGGACGTGGCGACCAGCTGGCCGCTGTCCACGAACAGGTGCAGGCGGTCCGGGTTGTCGGCCACATACTGAACGGACTTATTCAGGGCGCTGCGTAAGGACT